CCATCTACGGGGATAATACTTGTACTACCATCTCCACGAGGTCTGTAGGATAAATTATTACCTCTATCTATTCTTTTATTTGTTTGTGGGTCTATGTCCTCTAAACCAAAAAAATCTCTTACCTCAAGAGTAATCTCACCTAGAGTAAAAGTATTGGGGTTATCTGTATACTCAATACTTCTAATACTCCCACCAGTAGCTACAACTAACAAGGAGTTAGTTTGTGTTATACTGTAAGGCTTTGTTGTTTGTTCTGGAATGGGGTCAGTTGATGCAGTTAGTAGCACAACTCCCCCAAGCCTATTAGTTGAAAGCGCACCATCTATAGACTCAAAGAACTCTAAGTTGTTACCTATTTGGACTACAACTATATACAATCCTGGAAAATCACCAGTTAAATCCCAACGAAAAGTATTAACAGCAGCATCATATAGAGCTGTATCTTGTACCCCAATAGTCCTCTCTATACCACCTATCTCGTAATCCATACCAAAGCGTCTACTACGGACACCATCGTTATCTAAGGTAAAGTTCTGTTCGTCCCTAGTAGAACCCAAAGGTTGTATAAGAGGGTTGGCCTCTGTGATGAGCCCTTTGTTAAAGTTTACTAGTTGTAGATTTACTACTGGTCTTTTTGCCATCAGGTTTCACCTTTTCTTTATAGCCATCTATAAGTTTCATACACTCCCCGTTACTCATGTGAGCTCCTGAGAATGCCTCTGGTATCTTACCACCCCTACCTGAGGTTACAATGACCTTTAGGTTAGGGGACTTACTATAGCTCTTAATTATATAACCTTTGTATTCCATCTTTAATTATCCTGCCTAAACGTTGGGTCTTTCTGGGAGTCTCTACCTTTACCACGTCTACCGAACTTAGCGAACTGAATACCGCCTTTAGCTGACCAACTCTTACGAGATAACCAACGTGCTTGACGTTGTGCATTAGCTTCAGCTTTACCATTAGCTACTTGCTTAAGGACTATGAATGCTGTGCTCTTAGCTTCTTCTACTAAGTTAGAGAACGCTTCTGCTGGGAAGTCTGGTACAAAGCTATCTTCCATAACCCATGTAGGTGTCATGTAAGCCTTGGCTTGAACTTTACTAGCTTGAAGTGTAGAGTCTACTGTGTTATCAAAGGAATCAAAAACTATGTCTTGGTCATTAAAAGAAGTCCAGTATCTAGGAGGATGTGAGTTGTCTATCAAGAGCTCCACTCCACCACCGTTATCTATTACTTCTATGTTCTCGTTATCACTGTTTCTGTTGTTAATTTTAAATAAGAACTCAACGGGGTCTAAGTAAGTCATCTCTTTGTAGACACGTTTAGTTTCGTCTTTCTTACTTACGTTGTAGTTTAAGAACTCAAGCTCTTTTATGTTTTCTGGCATACTTAAATGCGTAGGTCTTGCTAAAGTGCCACTATTAAATAGTTGTATAAGCTTGCTTAGGTGAGGCCAGTTACGTGTGGATATCAAGTTAATGTAAGAGCGCTTAACAATAGAGGCTATTTGCTCAGACTCTACTGTGTCAAATATACTGTTAACTTCATCTGTATCCATATCAGACATTATTTCTTGAACTATTTCAAGTAGTGTTATCTTCATATTATGTAAACCTTGATACGGTAACTGATGCTGTTGGTGAAGTACCCCAACCTGTTGTTGTCGGTACGCTTTCAAACAACCCTCCGTAGTTACCCCCTTCCCCACTATCTCTAATTAGTTGGTACGTTAAAGTTGTGTTTTGTGAAAGTATAGAAGTAAAACTGTCTACAAAAGGAATATAAGACTCATCTGAACTAACTAGGAAATGTACACTTTTTCCAATTTGAAATCCATTAATTAACCTTCTTAGGTATAAAGAAGCAACTCCAGAAGTGCCAGTCCTACCTATAGAAAAAGTAGTTTTAACTGTGTAAGACCCTGTAGTGTTAACTTGAATTCCCCCATCAGGGTTAACTTGAATTGGGCCAGTATAACCTCCACCTACACCGAACTCTACTTGCATTGCTGTGTCTAGTCCAGTTGGGCTTTGAGAGGCTGCTGTACTAAAGCTAGTTATTACATCTTGTACAGTCACAATAGTTGGTGGCTCAGACCAAAGTCCAGACCCAGCTCCATCTGAAATATATACTCTACCAGCCAAGGCTGTGTCAGCTCCCTTAGGCTCATGTACATTAACACCTGTGATATTCTTATGTTCTGCCATATTATTCTCCTTTGGGCAATAAAAAAGGGGCAAGGATTATCTCCAAGCCCCTTAGGTATTATACTAGACTACAGAAGCAGCAGTAAACTCATATTCTACGATTATTGAACCAGCAGTAGGACCAGTAACAGTTAAGTCACCACCTAAAGGGATTGCAACGTTGTTAGCAACTACACCAGTAGCTCCTGAGACATCAACTGCACCAACAGTAGCAGCGGAAACTGCACCAGTAGCAAAGCCAGTTTTTAAATCAGTAACAATTGCACCAGCAGGGACTTTAACTTTCTTTGGTAAAAGGTCTCCATCGAAGTTAATAATTGCTTCATAGGTTAAGCCAGAGGTCTTTTTAACACCCTCAAAACCACCGACCTTACGTGCGCCATATTGCGCTGATACACCACGAAGAGGTGTTGTTTCAAAACTCATAATTTATTCCTTATACTGCTGTTGCAGAAGTAATGTAGATAGCTAATGTATCTAGACGTTGAGCACCAATGCCCCAACGAGCGCGTGTAACAAACTCATCACGAGCAAAGTCTTTGTTACGTTCACCTTCAACGGAAGGCATCTGACGCCATGTAGCCATCATAGGCTTAGTGTTGTCATCTAAGATTGACATGAATACGTTAGCTACCGCACCAGTTAAGTTAGTAGTACCATCTGAGAAAGTACCTTTGGCTAAACGGTTAGAGGTAATTAAGTTCCAGCCATACAAGTTCATAAGGAACTGATGATCACGGTCAAAACCATTCTCTAAAATCTTAGCACCAAACTCCGATACATCGTGAGTAATAGTAGTTAAGTTATCTAAAGTAGCGGCTAACACTGGGTCAATTGAAGCTACACGACCAGCATAAGGAACGTTGGCTTTATCAAAAGCTAGCTTAAGAGAAACTAGATCTGAGAGCTGGATACGACCACTGGCTTCAGTAGATGCTAAACGATGTGAAAAACCAGCAATGGCGTTAGCGTTAGCATTAGTTTGAGCTGCTTCACATACTTCATAGAAACGAGTCTCGAAGTTCTCTTGGATAGCACGAGTAGATTCTTGTGAACGAGCAGCCATAAGTGCTTCAACTTGTGAACCATCTTGACGTAGCTTGTCGGTTACGTACCAAGCATCACCGATGTAATCAGTAATTACTAGTTGTACTTCACCAGATTCAATCGGACTGTAGTTAATAGCTGTGTCTTCAGAAACTTCCTGAATAGTAGCTGAACCAATTGTTTTAATGTTTAATGTTTCGCCTGAACCAAAATCACCGACATCACGGTACCACATGCTAGGCATTAAGCCATCATGTAGGTTGGTTAAGATAAAGCTTGAATACTGTTCTGCTTCAATAAAAGCTGTAGTATTAGTTGTTAATTGCATGTTATATACCTATTTTATTTTAATGTTGAACGCCATATTTAGCGTATACTGCTGCTTTGTGCCTAGCCATTTCGCCTTGCAAGTCTCTAGTAGAGGCCCCTGCCATGACAGATTTTTCTGCTCTGTCAACCTTACCGTTTGGTTTAGGTTTTTCAAAGCTATGGTTTACACTCTGTGAGCCCCTCGTCATTGAGGGTTCTTGTGCTATATCACCAAAGAAAGATAGAACTGCTTTAGGGCTGGTAGCCGCTAAGTGGTTAAATGCTTCTTGAGTCATACCTAGTTCTTTTGCCTTACCATAAAACTCTTTTTCCGCTTCAGTGCCAAACTTACCTGCTAATGCTGAGGTCACGGACTGTGTGTTTGATTCACGGGTGGATTGAGCTTTGTTCTGGTTAAGAGCTTCTTGAACTAGTTTTGCCACATCCTGCTCACCGTAAGATTCACGAGTCTGGTTAGACCCCTCGTCTTTGGGTGCAGTAAGCTTTTCTACAATAGAAGTTAAATCATCTAGTTTAGCTTGTTGACTCCTGAATTTTTCTAACTCTTGAGACATACTATTCTTTTCGTCTTTCAAGGTTGGGATATATTCTTGTGAGTGTTTCAATGCTTCAAGTGCTGATTCAACTGAACTGTATTTGCGCTCTCCACTATCGTTCTTAATATTATTTAACAGGTCATCAAATGAGTTATTAACGCTAGTGTCACCAGCTTGGCTATCTGGCTTAGTTTCTTGTGTTTCTTCTTTTTCAAATATAGACATTGTTTTCCTTTAACTATTGGGTAATAGTATTTTATTAGACGCTTTCTTTTAAAGAAGAAGGAAAGCTTTATTCTTTGTTACTAATATTTTTAAATGTTATACTTAATTATACCAGTATTTTTAGGTTTTGTGTCACATTTTTATGAAATTAATTCAATTATTTCTATTAACGCTCTTTCGTAACCATTTTTGTCTGCTTGTTTGTATGCCCAAGAGGGATTATCGAACTCCTCTAAGGATATACTTTTAGCTTTCCTGTTCTTAATTTTGTTCTTAATTAAATGTTTTAACCTTTCCCTAAGGATAGGACTACTCCTAAAGTAATCCTCCATTTGTTTCTTAGCGTCTGGCTCTAAACCACTACACCAACTATTCTTCATTGGCAAGACCTACTTCAGCTTCTACAGCTAAATCTTCCTGAGCTTGGTTAACCATACTCTGAGTCTCTTGTTGTTCCTGTATAGCAACGTTAGGTTTAAATAGGTCGTACCTATCAAGCCCTAAGAGGTTCTCTACAACTTCAGCCATCTTCTTACTGGATGTATGAGGTGCAACCATTTGACCTATAGGAGAGCTGTACAGTTGAGTTAAGTTCTGCATTAACTGTGCTTGCGCAGCAAAGTGTCTAGCACCTACTGGTCTAATAACTCCGTTAGCTTGTAGATCTTCTTTAGTAATACTTTGGAACTCTACAACACCAGAGTCAGTATCCACAGAGCGTACTACATCAACTACCTGCATGTTACGTACTGATACCTCTAACATAGAGTTCAGTAGTGGTTCTAAAAGCTCAGTTTCAAAAGAGGTAATCTTCTCTTGAAATATACGACCTGCTGCGTTCTGTAGTTGCTGTACTTCAAAGGCTGTTTTCTCACCTGCGGTACGGATACCCATAGCTTCACTGGGAGCACCTGCAAAGGACTCCATACGCCTCTCTAAGCCCGCAATATCATTATCTGCTGTAATGACCGCACCTAGGTTTTTACCTAGCTCAGTTACGCCTCCACCCTCATCTATGTGTATCTCTGAGTTCGGCCCGTAGTTAAACTCTTCTACTTCACCAGATATTACTATAGGTGGGTTAATAGCTAAATCTAAAGCATCAGCACTAGCGTTCTCTAGGTGGTCTATTCGGTACTGCATACCAACTAAGTTCTCTAGTGGACCCATAGCCCATAAGTTATCAGGACGTAACCTCCAACCAACGTGATGGATAGGAGCTGTCTTTAACCAACTAGGCATCTTGACTTTACGTAGTAACATAGAACGGTCAGCAATAGTTACAACCATGTTACGTTCTAGTTCACCCGTAGCTGTGTTGTGTAAATCACCCCAGAACTCTAAAATCTCTACATAGCTAGACTCGTAGTATTCTTTCATGTTACCAAAGCCATCTGCTTGGAACCCAGCAGCTTTATCCCAATCTTCGATAGAGTACCCACCGTCTTTAGACAAAGCAGATAGTTCTTTACGTTTAGCTAGGATGTCCTGCAAGTACTGGTTATCAGGCATGTCTTCTGCCATAACCTTTAGTTCACCTAAGGTTACAATAGACCGTACAATCTTCCAACTAGACTCGAACTCATCTGCAAGAGGGTTAAACACTATATCTAGTGGGCTAATACGTCTTGCCTTAGGTCCAATGAACTGTGCGACTACATCAGCACCTTCTTCAGCTATTTGGGATTGAAACTCCGCAGTTACAAAGGCATTACCGTAGTCTATGTAATCGTATAGCAACTTAGAAGTTTCTTTTCTAAATTTACCACCACGTATTTTGTTACTCATGTAGTTAGTGATTACACTAGCTTTAGATATCTTAGCTGCATCACTACTGTGGGCTTCCCACTTCATCCAGTTGTCATTAGGAAACAAAGCACTTAAATAGTTAGAGTGCAAGTTGTCTCGAATCTGACATAGCTTTGGTAGAGTAGTTGTATTACTCCAAGGTAGTGTTGAGTTTGTAGTAGTTGTTGTGTCTGTAGCAAAGATGTAATCCCGTTGCTCTTTCCACAAGTCAATACGTGTTCTCATCTGATCTTTATACCTAGTCCACATCTCAGCGATATGGCTGGACTCTTTATCTCCAGTTAATACTTTTCTTATTTCAGCAACAGAATTTGCCATTATACGCCTCCAAAGCGATTTCTTATATTGACTACGTTAGAAAAAAGTTCTTCCCTGTTACGTAGTGACTTAGGTTTAATTGCTATTTCAACAGCAGAAGCTAAAGCATCTTTAACGTCATCGTGTGGTGGCCTAGAAAGAACAAGCTCCTCCTCCAAGATTTCAGTGTACCCACCTTTAAAGTGGAGTATGTCTTGGTTCTCATATCTATGCTCTAAAGCAGCAGCAATACGTTCTTCTTTACGCCCCTCATGTCGAGAAGGTCTATGTTCATCAATAGAGAGCCTCAGACCCTCCTCTCGTATCCTATCTTTTAAATCCCTAGCAATCACCGCCTGAGCTACTGTAACCTCAGCCCTGAGCTTCTTAAAGCTCCATTTAGAATGTAGTTCAGATATAGACTTAAAGTAAGCATTAATCTTATCAGTTTTAAACCTATCTATGTCTAGCACTAAGATTCTATTCTCAGAGTCAGCCCCTATAACAACAACAGCAGTGTAATCCGCTTTCTTGTTCAAAGAGAATGCAAAATCTATAGAAGCATAGACGTTTAGCTTACTGCCTTTGTAGTACCACTTGCCACCCTCTTCTTTTAAGTGCCTGCGGTCCCCGTACACAAATCTATCTCTGCTAATACGGTTAGAGCCCTTGTCATTTGGGTCGTTGTAATACTGTGCATAGAACTGGGATTTATCTGAATACTCTGCTTTAATACGAGCAAGTATAGCAGGGTCAAACCCAAAAGCTTTACCATCTGACCTCACTGCACGAGGCCAAGAGAACAACATATCTTCTTCTACCTTGTACTCTTTTACTTCCCAAACAGGGGAGAAACCAACAACATTAAAGTCCTCATCGAACTCTTCAAACTTCTGGTCCCTCCATACTTGGTATATATCGGATGGGTGGTAGCGTGTACCACAGGCCATAGTAAATCCACCAGCATTACGTATTGATGTGAATTGAGATGACTTCCTACTGACACTTTCTCGTCCATCTTCAGTATAAGCATTCTCTGGTACTACCAAATCGTCTGCTACAACTACATCAGCGTGCCAACCAGTTGTGTTGGTAGTAAGACCTGCTGTAGCTATAGTAGCATCACGTATGCCCTCTTTACGTCTTCTCTCGTGGTCAACGCTCATCTTGCGCTGGGACCATCTTTCACGTTTACCTTCCTGCGGATTGATATACTCTGGGAAGAACCTGCGGTACACACTACTAGCCATGATATTTTGCACAGCAAATAGCTGAGTTTCAGCTAGCTCTGCCGTAGCAGATACATACAAGATTGTTATCTCTGGATGCCTTGTAATCATCCATGCACACCATGTAGCTACCATGTGACTCTTTAAGTGAGCACGAGGTAGCATTATGAGTTTGTTTGCGCTTAAGGTGGCTCCTTGGCCGTACAACGAGTATTCCTGCATCCACTTGAATATATCCATGTGAAGCTGGCCGTACACATAACCTTTGTTTACTAGTTGAGCAAAAGTACGGAGGTCTGTTATTGCTAACTCCCTCATCTCCTTTGCTTCCTTGGGCATGTTTCTAAGCTTAACCTTAGCTTCTTCTAACCAAGTCTTGCTCATATCAACTCCTATTTAACCATACGTAGTATGTCAGCACCGAAGTCCTCAGACTCTCTGGTCTGTTTCTTGAGCTCACTTTCTACATCTTCTTTACTAGGCCTGCCAGCCTTAGACTTCTCCCAACCTGTGTCAGCTAACCACTTAGCAGCTTGGAATGTGCCACCCTCAGTGGCTATCTGTATGGCTAAGGAAACACCTTTAGCTGTTAGCTTTATGTTGAGCTCGTCTTTCCACTCGTCTAAATGTTTAGCTAAAAGCTTGTTACCACGTAAGCGCTTCCAGTGATTCCAACCACCTAGGTGCTGCGACACCTTGTACTCGGTTGGGTCATCTGACTCTAGGTACAGCTTCTTTAAAGACGGGTACAACTTGTTGTTGTACTCCTTGTCTTCATCGTCTAAGGTGAATATAGCCTGTGGCTTATACCCCATCTCTAAGAACAGAGCTTGAGTTAGCCACTTACCTTGTTTATCTTTAAATTTACTCATAGGTTTCCTTTATTAATATGGAGCCCAACGTTGATGCCTTTCTCTGGCAAACTCTATTTTACAGTGTGAGTCTTGCCAAAAGAAAAGCAAATCTATTGCTTTCTCTATGTAGTTCCAATACCGAAGTTCTAGCACCTGAGCACAGTAGTGAGTTCTAGCTGAAAAAGTATAAAATCTAGAGCCTCCCGTTAGCGTATTTAGTGCGTGACTTAGCATAGATAAGTTCTGTTTTATGTAGTTCATTAAGCTCTCTCACATCCTATAGTGAAGTCAATATATTTAAACTGCTCAAAAGTTGCTAGTGTTGTAAACGTAGCATCAGAGTAGTTTGTAAAAGTAACTGTTTTAGCTGTTGTGTCTACGCTTGCTTTAATCCATAAAGATACACTTGAGTTACAGTTCCAAGATTTAAGTCTTGTATTGGTTGGAAATAGCATGTAGTTAGACCAGTCATAGGTTACGCTTGTTACGCCACTAGGTATAAATAAAGACCACTTATATTCTGTTTGTTTTAGTGTGCCAACCCCGTTAGAAACTACCTCTCCAATATGTAGTTGGAGAGCTTGTCCTTCGTTAAACGTACCATCTGACTCATCTATAGTTACAAAGTTTGTCTGCCCTGAACCTGTTGCTGAGTTTGCCACATGTATAAGACCATTCTTTATCAGGATACGTTGTGGATATATCTCAGAACCAACGGCCCTAAAGGTGAATACATTTATGTCTACTGCTGTTTGTTCTCTCTCAAATTGCCACGTATCAACTACACACAAGAAGGGGTTAACCATAATCATTGAGCACCAACCTAGCTTGAAGTCATGCACAATAGTGTCCGTAGGAGTTAAATTCACAAATCCTGGAATTTCATCGTAGTAGTCACTTGAAACGTCTGTATGTAGAGCTATGCCCCAGATATGAAAGTCACCCCAGTCATTACCTTGTCCGTTGTTTACAACCCCTATTAAACCGTTGTAGATAATAAAGTTACGCCAAATACCATCATGTGCATAGTTATAAATAGCCGTACCAGTTGGAGGTGTAGTAAGTCTCTCAGGGTCAAACCAATCGTACTCTCCTATATACAAACCATCTGTTATTATCTCGTGTGAGTTCTCTGATGGGTTTGCTGCCGTTTGCAAGCCTATTAACGTATAACCTTTGATGTGTACATTATTAATATGGAACCTGTTGTAGTGCGTAATCCTAACACCAGAACAAACCTTATTTGAAATTATATGTATGTCTTTAAAAGCACCGTTGTTGTACGCAAACCCCGACAAAGAGTTCCCTTCGTTAAAGTTTAAGAGGAAGTCAGTAGAAGCTCCTGTCCAGTTATTTTTATCCGCAGCAAGACCGCCATCAGCAAAAGTAAAGTGTGAGATTCTAGGTACGTATATAGTACTTCTAACTGTACAAATTCCACAGAAACTAAAAGTATTACCGTTGATGTATTTTATAGCTGACTGGTATGAACTTTGAACTTGTCCACTGCTCAATGATGCAAAGTAGGCAATAGCTGAGTTTACCGCTGAGGTGTCATCATTAACTCCGTTACGCATTGCTCCGAACGCAGATGCTTTAACAGGGGATACAGACATAAATTGCTTTAGCTGTAGTCCTTGTGTTGGGAGGTCTATAAAAGAGCCCCCGTCATCAACACCTGTGCTTGCCGCAACGACTTCAAAGGTTAACTTTCCGCTATTACAACCTTCGCTGTAGTCCAGAGCGTTAACAATATCGCCCACTGCTAGGGGTACTGAACCTCCAATTGATAACCCAGATTTTATGTTAGCTACAGTAGCGAAGTCTGTACCTGAGTTAGAAAACAGCACAGTGCCATTTACATCCTGTAGTCTTAGTGGGCTCGTGGGGGTTGTTGGTGAAGGTAGATTTAATATCTCCTGACCGTTCATGTCAAGAGCTTGTAATAACTGGTTGGGCTCAGTTGGGGTTGCTGTGTTATTTCTGTATAAGACTTTGTTATCAAAAGCCTGTTCAATCTTTACGAAGTTGGCATTAATCTTCCCTAAGTTATAGCCACTCGTGATGTCATCTAATTCTATTTTACTCATATGTTCTCTCTTTAGCGTTAAGTCCCTTCCCTATGCTTCATCCCTGTATATCTAAGAATAATTTCCTAAATTTTATTTTTTATCTTTCTTCGTTGGTTTAACTACTGCTTTGTTCTTTTTCTTAGTGGGTGGACGACCTACTTTCTTACCGTATGTACCTTTACCTGTTGGCATGTTGTTCTCCTGTTGTTACTTTGTTGTTACGCTGTTACCACTTAACTTTATCAGCCCAGTACGCTGCTGACATCTTACCTTTCTTGATGTTCTTACCGTGCCTAGCTTTAAATGATTTACGTTTAGCTTTCATCTTATCGGAGTCACCTGCTTTAGCTTTACCAGCAGTAGAAGCTCCTTGCTCACCAAAACGTATGGT